GGCGAACGTAACGCCTGGAGGGAACAAGACACCCACTTGGGTATAGCCGGGTGTAGTCGTGCCCAACGTCTTACCGATAATGCTAGGCACGTCGATACGAACAGAGAAGCGCTGGGGCGTGGTAGTGAGGTTCCAATTAACTGTTACGTCGTTCAGCACAGTAGCGCTAGGGCTGCCACCAGTGCCAAAGTTTTGGTCAAAGATAACTTTAGTGAGGGTGATAGGTGCAGTCGCCCACAGCCACAGAGAGAGCGTAAAAGATTGGCCCTCGCATGTTTGCACATCCTCAATAGGAGCCCACAGACCAGGAGTAGTCCGCGCTGCATGTGTACCCGCGCTTGCCGTGGTCTGTTGGAAACTCCCATAATACTTAGCGGGCTGCTGCATGCCCCACATCGTAGGGTTACCGGGAGCGCCCGACCACGGTGCCGCAGTGTACGTGGCCACGCCGCCCGCGCCCGCACGACCGGCTAACAGCGTGTTAGGCGTGTACTGTCCGGTAGTGCTGAGACTAAGGGCGGTAAGTTGTGTCCAGCTATCTTTATTGCCATCGACGATCAGATTGCGGTTGCTCAGCTGCGCCCCGCCACCGAACATCATCGCAAGGGCCTGCTGGATTTTTTGTGTGAGAGTCATTGCTTACCCCGCCGATTGAATGTCGAGCACACCAGATACGACCGTGCCAGTGTTGCTGCTTACCCGCACCTTTATCTGGAATCCGTGAAGCCCTTCGGAAAGGAAAGCTCTGGACTTCGCCGTACCCATGCCAAACGCACTGTTTGCATATGGCTGGTATTGCGCCTCAGAACTTGTTGTGGCAACTCCATCGATGGATATGACCGCATAAGTCACCGCCGACCCGGTGTTGTTCTGCAGCGTCACGTCCAGATTCGATATGACGAGTTCATCAGCCCAGGTGACCGCAGACATTCCAGAACCAACATCGCTGCCATATGATGTGGTGGTGATTCCGCCGACAGTCCCTATGTTGCCGAATGCGCCGCGTGCCTTCCGATTGAAGTAGCTCGCCACCATTCGGTTTGCCGAGTCATCGCGCCAGTTGCCAGTCCCGTCGCAATAGGCCATCCCCACCAGCGTGCGTGACGGATCACCCGTCTTGATCTCGACGCCAGTGTTTGCATCCGTGCTGTGGCCCGTTGTGACCCGCTCCAGCGTCATCGTCGTACCGTTCATGTACGCGTAGATATAGTAGAGCGTCGAGGCGGTTGCACCCGTCACAGCCAGCGACACACCGGCTGCCGGGATCGCGTATAGCTTGCCGTTGATGGACAGCTTGTTACCGTTCTTGCGGGCGAGCACGAGGTTGCCGCCAACAAGGCTGAGATAGCACTGGCCAGACGGTAGCGCTGCGGAGTTCTGCTGCGTGCCGTCAGCAAACTGCAGCACACCCGAGGCGATCACCGGGTTCACGTTCGCCAGCATGTTGGCAATCGTGATCGGATTCAGGTTCAGCACACCGTACTTCTCACCCCCCGCCGCCGCTGCCAGGTAGAAGTTGTTCGCGTCGTCCGTGTAGTCCGTGCCATAGTCGAGCAGCGCGCCGTTCATTGCCAGCAGCGCGCAGCCCTGCACATGCGCAAACGGGATCGTCGTGGCACCGGCAGCCACTGTCAGCGGCTGGAAGTTCGGCGCATACACCGTGCTCGGGTTGTACGGAAACTTCGTCTTGATCAGCAGGTCTTCGTCCGCCAGCAGCGGGTCCAGCCCGTTGATGTGGATGCCGTCGGCGTTGAGCGTGTAGTGGATGCCCTGATACAGCTCATCCCCGTTGCGCAGGATCTCGACATACGGCGCCACGAAGCCGCCCGTGCGCAGCGACGTGTCGCCCGCTGCGAAGCTGCCGACCGTGTCGGTGGCACCGACCAGATAGCGCACCGAGGTGGCCTGCGTGAGGCCTTGTGCCGTGGTCTGCTGCGAGCCGTCGGGGAAGGTTAGGCCGCCCGAGGCGATGACGGGGCTGTTCCCCGACAAGGCCTGCGCGATAGTCGCTTCCTGCGAGTACACCGAGCGCACGGCGTTCTGCTCGACCTTGACGCGGCGGAACTTGAGCGTCGTCCACGTGGCCGAAGTCACCACAATGCGCACGCGTGCCGACAAAGCGTTCGCCGGAGCTGCGCTATCCGTACCCTGGCACGAATGCCACGCGCCATCGGTCGCGCTGAGCAAGGAGTTCGAGCCATCGAGCACGGCTGCGCCAGAGCCGTCTGCTGTGCTGTAGTACAGCACGTCCACGTAGTAGGTGCCCGTCGCCCCCGCATCCACCTGCACCTCAGCCTGCGCCGAGTGGATCTGGTTCGGCGATACCGGGAACGGCGCACTGGACCACGAGTTGGTGGTGGACACACCGTTTGCGGCGCCCTTGAAGTAGGTGCCGTCGCTGTCCGTCACGACACTCAGCGCCGACGGTCCAGCGGTCCACCCTACCAGACCCAACTCGCCGCTACCGTTGACCACGAGGTTCGGTTTAGCCGTGCCGTACAGGTTGCCAAAGTGCGTCGTGCTCGCCTGCAGCGAGGTTACGCCATCATCCGTCACACCGCCGGCCAGCACGCGCGGCGCGCTGACACTGGTGTCGAACTTCGGCGTCGTCTTGTTGGCGTAGAACTGCAGCTTCCAGTTCGATACACCGTCCGAGACGAAGAAAAACGTGTCGAGCAGCACACCGCTGTACGGCATGGTGATGCCCGTGGCCGTGTCCGTGCCGTTCAGGGCGATGCTCGACGCCGCTGCCATCTGGACAGCCACCCCGAGCCCGGCAGGGATGGTGGACGCCTTCGGCAGCGTGGTGGTCCTGCCCGCGCCCGACTGCACGAACAGGCCGCCCACGTTCGACAGCGTGAGCGCCGTGTCGACGGCTGCCGTCGCGATGTTGCTGTAGCCCAGGCCGGGGCTGGAGGTCGTGGCGTACACGCCCGTGCCGTCACAGAAGCCCGAGGCGGGCTTGCCGCGCAGCAGCGAGATCGACGGGGTCTGCCCGGCCGCCTTCAGGGTGAGCGTGAAGCTGTCGCCCGTGGTGGTCAGGTTCTCCGCGACGAACGGGTGCCCGGTGTTCGGGATCGTGACGATGCGGTTGCCCGTCAGCGTGCCCGTGAAGCGATAGATGCCGTTGCCCGCTTCGAGGGTGGTGAGCGTCACGTCCGCGGAGCTGACGTCCTTGGTCAGGATGCCGTTCACCGCGCTCGCGCTGGCCGCCGCGTTCGTCTCGCTCGTGGCGGCGTTGGTCGCCGACGTGGCGGCGTTGGTCGCCGACGTGGCAGCGGCTGTTGCCGACGTGGCGGCTGCGTTCTTCGAGGCGAGCGCATTCGTCTCGCTGGTTGCCGCGTTGGTCGCGGATGTCGCCGCAGCGTTCTTCGAGGCGAGCGCATTCGTCTCGCTCGTGGCCGCATTAGTCGCCGACGTGGCAGCCGCGTTCTTCGAGGCGAGCGCATTCGTCTCGCTCGTGGCCGCATTGGTCGCCGACGTGGCAGCCGCGTTCTTCGAGGCCGTGGCCGACATCGCGCTGCCGCTCGCCGCCGTAGCGCTGCCTGCGGCTGCCGTCGCGCTTCCGGCCGCGGCTGTCGCACTGGCAGCGGCTGCTGACGCACTGGTGGCTGCGCCAGCCGCAGCCGTGCCGCCGACATCCGAGTCGTGCAACTCGATGACGTTGCTGTCGTCTACTACAAGTTCGAGATCCGAGGCCATTTCGCGGTCCTGATTATCGGGTTACGTCGGGCGAGCAGTACACGCGGCCGCCCGCGACGGTCAAGGTATTGCCTGCCGGGCTCGTGAGCTTCAGGTCGTAGGCGCCCACCAGCGTGAAGGGCCGGTCATTGACCTTGACGTTCACCGGGTTCGGCGCAGGGCCGCCCACCGGGAAAAACGCCATCGTCTGCGTATCGGTGAGCTTCGGCTGGATCGTGCCGTTCACGCCGCCCAGCGCAATGCCGCCCGTGGCGGACTGCAGGTCAACCAGCGTGGCCGTCGCGGAGTAGGACGAGCGGATCTGCATGCGCGCCGTATAGCCCGTCAGGTCCATCGGCTGCGCGTTCGCCTTGAACCGCAGCGTCCAGATGGGCGTCCAGTCGTCACCCTGCTCGATGTACAGGTCCAGCGCTGCGCCGCTCATGTCGCCTTCCTTTTCGGGTATTTCGCCTTGACCGCCTTGATGCGCGCGAGCATGTCCAGCGTGCTCTGCGGCACCGGCTGTCCGTTAAGCAGCGCCTCGAAGCCCTTCCACAATTCGTCCATCTGGTCCCCGTAGTCCGGGTACGAGACGGCGCGCAGCGGCGCGGGGTTAGGTGCGTGAACTATTTTTGTCATGGCTGGGTTACCTCAAACTTCGCCGCCAGGTACGGCCACGACTCAATCACCACGAGGTACGTGCCGGGGTAGGCGAACTCCAGATCTATTTCGCCGTCCTGAATATCGACGGGCAGTTCGGTGCCGATTGTAACCGTGGACGGGTTCGGCACGTTCGAAATTTTCATGCCGTCGAGGCTTGACGGATTGGACTGCCTGGCAACTACCTGGTCGTCAGCCGTCACGTAGTGGCCCTCGATCGAGCCCCGCCCCTCGATGTAGCGGCGGCCCACCTCCCGCTGGTGGGCCTCGAAAATGTAGCGCGGCGCGTTGCCCGTGTGGTCGATGCGGCCGTCAGCGTCAGCGCACACGAAGTCCACGTTGCCTAGTGCGTCAGTAGGGATCATCGCTTTGCCTCGAAGACGGTTACCGCCAGGTTCGTGCAGTTGTTTACGCTCACCACAATCTGCAGGTTTCCTGAGTAGTTGCCGATGGTTATGACGTTACTTTGCGGAATACCCGCAGTACCGGAGATCGATACGGTACCCCCAACGTTGGTGGCTGCCGAGGCGTTGCCCGAGCCCGACGGCGGCTGGCCGACGTTGCCCGTCAGGAACACCAGCATGGCGCCGCCGCCCGCCGCGTAGTTGATCACGCTGCCGTTGCCAACACCGTAGGACGCCATCGTCGTCACCGCGTTACCGCCGATGCGCAGCGTGTCGATCTGCGCGACGCCGATGTGTGCCGTCTGGATCTGCGCGTTGGCGATGTGTGCGGCCAGGATCTGCGCGTTGGCGATCAGCGCAGCCGTGATCGCCGCGTTCTGGATGTTGGCCGTGCCGATCGCGGCGTTGGCGATCTTCGCATTGGTGACCGACAGGTTCTCGATGTCGAGCGTGCCGCCCTGTTTCGGGATCACCTGCGTGCCGACGTTGCTGTTCCACGGCCCGACGTTGCCGCTGGTGTCGACCGCGCGCACCCAAAAGTAGTACGGCACGGTGGGCGTGAGGCCGCCCACCGTCCAGTTGGTCGAGCCGATCTTGTCGCCAATAATGGCGGCCGTGGCGATATTGTTGGTGCCGCTGTAGGCGACCTGGAAGTAGTTCAGGTCGAGGTCGGACGGCGCCGCCCAGTTCAGGATCGCGCTGCGGAAGTCTGCCGCGCCCGTGAGTGACGTGCAGGCTCCCGGCGGTGCGCTGCTGCCCTGGATCGTGTAGGTCTCGTCCAGCGAAGGCGACAGCGAGCCGTCCGAGCTGATGCCGTAGACCTTGAAGTCGTAGATGTCTCCCTTGGTCACGCCATCGATCTCGTAGCCGGGCGTGCGCGTCGTGTCGCTCATCCAGATGCCGCCATTTACGCGCCACTGGATCATGAAGTGGGTGGTGTTGCCCGACCAGCTCATGATGATCTTCGAGCCGATCACGCCAGGTGCCGCGAGGAACGTCGTCTCGGTGAGCGACCACAGCGTCGGCAATGCCGCGCCGAGCGCGTCGCCGTAACCGATGGGCGGCATCTGCAGCTTGGTGCCGAAATCGATCGCGCTGTACTTCGAGGCGTTGTAGGTGACGGCCGTCACGTCGAACTGGTTCTTCTCGGACTCCTTCACGTTGAGCACGCGAAAAGTCTGCGGCACGAGGTTCGAGCCCGTCAGCACCCACATGAAGCCCGGCTGCGGCACGTTAGCGACGGGCGACACGAAGCTCAGCAGCGCCGTCGTATTGACTGTATTCAGGACTTGCGCCTGGTGGCTGTTGCCGTCGCCGTCGTAGTAGATGATCGAGTAGGTGACGCCGGGGTCGAGCACAACGGGCGCATCGAGCGTGATCGTGTTGACGTCGGCCTTCATGATCCGGCCGCCGATGCGCTTGGTGCTGCGCGTCGGGTCAGCGACGTAGATGATCTCGCCCGGCGTGAGCATCGCGGCGTCGAGCCCGGCCTGGAAGGTCAGCTGGTCGGTGTCGGCCAGCTCGCTGATCAGCGCCCACTGGCCCAGCCGGTGGGCCTGTCCTCGCGAGGTGCAGCCAACGGCCATGATCTCCGTGACCTTTACGCCAAAGCGCTGCAGCGCATCGGCGTTTTCGACGTACTCGGTGTTCTGCTGGTACTGCTGGGCGGGGTCGTTCCAGCGCACCAGCGCGACGCTGTGCCGGTCCTTGAGCGCCGTTCCCTGGTACTGGAACTTGCCGTTGATCACGTTCGCGCGGCTGAACGTCTTGACGGGCGTATGCGGCGCGTCCTGCGTGACGAGGATATTGCCGGCCGCCCAGTAGCTCATGCCGCGGAAGATCGACAGCATGTCCTGCACGCACTGGTACGCTTCCTTGGCGTTGTTGATCACCATGTTGCAGGTGAAGCGTGGCTCCAGCCCGCCAAAGCCGTCGGGTACCATCTCGTCGCAGTACTGACTGATCTGGTAGAGCGCCGTCTTGTCGATGGTCGAATCGGACAGGTAGTTGCCCAGCCCATAGCGGGTCGAGGTGATCAGGTCGTAGAAACACCACGCCGGGTTGTCGGTGAAGGCGAGCTTGAAGCCGCCGTTCCATGCGCCGCTGTAGGTGCGCAGATCCGGGTCGTAGTTGTTCGGCACGCGCACCAGCAGCCCGTCGATCAGGTAGCTGCGGCCCGGCACGCTGCTGAACTGGCGTGCGTCGATGTTCAGGCCGACGAGCGCCGAGTTCGGGTAGCGCAGCCGCTGGTCGACCACTGATTCGAGCACGTCGAAGAAGGTGTCGTTGATCAGCGTGGAGCTGGTCGAGTCGTCTGTGATACGGCGCACGCGCACGAGCCACGGGCCCGCGCCCTGCAGGTCGAAGCGGGCGCTGCGCTGGTACTTGCTGCGCGTCTTGCCCGTGATCGTCATATCGACCACCTGGGTCCACGCCAGGCTGCCACTTGACTGGTACTCGACCACCATCTCGACCGAGCTGCCATGCACGTCGCCTGTTGACGCGTTCACGCTGTAAAGCGCGGACACCGACAGCGTGACCACGCAGGCGTTCGCCTCGGGGTTGTCGATGGCCGTCTGGATCGGCACACCCTTCTTGACCTGGGTACCCAGCTGCGTGCTCGTGTAGACCGAGCCGAAGCCGGGAACCACCGGCTGGCTCTGCGTGCCGTTCACCCACGCAACCTTATAGCCGTTGAAGTTCGGAGAGCCGTTGGTGGTGATGGGGACGTTATCCAGAAAGATCGCGTCCGTCTGGGCGCCTGCGACGCTCGGGTTCAGACCACCCTGCACCAGCCCCTTGATCTCACCCTCACACAGCAGGTCGAGCAGCGACACGAAGGCGACCGACTGCAGCGAGTCGGGATCTTCCGTGGGCGTGTTGGCTGAGCCTCCGCCATCCTTGCCGCCGCCCGCGCCGCGCGGCGGAGTGGGGATGCGGGCGACAATTTTCTGAGCCGGGTAGTGCGCGAAGCGTCGCGGAAAGGGCGCGTTCAAGTGAGGTTCCCCGTTTCGGCGGGTGCGTTCGCCAGATCCACCGCCGACAGCGCTGCCGAGATGGCCTGTGAGCCGATCAGCACGCGGCCGTAGACGACGGGCACGGGCGCACCCTGTTGCTGTGTGTTGGCCGGGCCGTTGAAGTAGAACGAGCTGAGCGAGTCGCCGCTATTGCCGCCGTTACTGTTTTTCGGGATGGTGGTCAGCAGCCCTGTGATGCCGCCCAGCGTGAGCGACACGCCCAGGCCCACGGCTGCCATCATCATGCCGCCGCCCGCTACCCAGCCGAACGGGTTCCACCAGCACACCGCGAGAATGATCAGGCCGACCACGAACTCGACCGCCGAGAAGAGCTTGC